CTTGTGAATGAATTAGGAGCATTTATGTCTTGAGCCCATTTTTCTTTATGCGACGATCGATTTGGAACAAAGAGATCATGAAGAGTCGCGCTTTTAATCATTTGAGACAGAATTGTTAGTTGCTCCTTTAATTTTATAATTTCTTTGTCCTTTGATTTATCGATCATTTCGCCGGCAACTTTCTCCTTTTTTTTGCCATCTTTTTTAGATTTGTCACTGCTTGATCCGGTTCCTTTGCCCATTTGTTCCTGTGAGTTTTCCAGCTCTGCTTCGATTGCCGCAATTTTTTCAGATACTTCATTATTGAAATCGATTTTATCTTGAATGTCTTTCATTACGCTTGCTGGTATGTTTGCTTGCTGAATACAAAATTTTGCGACCTTAGTAACATCTTTCGCCAAGAATATGGTAGGTCCATCTGTAAGCGTATAGGCGTCTTTGGTAGTCACATATATAGCACATGTGCCTGCTGCTGCTGTCGCCGATGCTGGTTCTCTAGGAATTTGTAAACTGGTTGTTCTTTCTATTACTGCGCCTGGTCTTACAGATCCTGACCCTAAGCTAGCTGATTTGGTAATTTTGTTGCCCTTAGCATCTATCGTATCATTTGGCTGAATTTTTCTAGTTCTGGTATCAGAGAAGAATGCGTAAACCAGATGCCATTTTTCAGGAACAATATTCTTCAAAGTTTTAAGATAATACATTTTAATAGACTGCATAGTAATGTCGGTTGCTGTAAGAAAGTTTCTGTTAAATTTCGCGGAAGATTTGGTCAAATTGAATTCTTCCACATGAATGATGAACCGAGATGCTTCAGTCAAGTCGAAATATCGAAGTAGTGTCAAGTTATCTTCACAATGTTGAACCGTTTCAAGCACTTTTTCATAATCGCTGCTAATATAGTGCGGCATCACAGTGTATCCATTGTTATTTAAAATAGGGATCGTTTTGCGACAATCGTGACTCGCGATATTGAATATTCTGGGCTGCTTAACAATGGATTCAAAACCATCTTCTGTTTCATTGTAAAATACAGTATTCGCAAACTTGTTCTCAAAATCTCTAATAGTTTCTCCAATCTCATGCGCCTTAGGTAGCGTTGCGGATGATAATACTACATTAGGAATGATATTTTCTTTCCAATTTCTTTTGATAACTTTGTGTAAATCGTGCTCCACATAGTCCATCGTAATCGTCGGTTCATCCCAGTAAGTAATAATGTTTTGCGCTCTGTTAAACGATAACATGTAATACATTGCGCACAAATAAGACCTAATATCGCAAATAATGATCTCTACTTTGTCTCCAACAGAGTTGTCCACTTTTCGAATTGAACCGCTGCGTTTATCTCTTGTGTATTCTTTGGCTGCGAAATAATGAAGACGAATGTCATCCGCGGAAGAGCATCCAAATGCGAATGCGATGCGTTTGCCGACAGAAATAGCGGATCTAGCTAATGCGACACCAACATGCCTAGCAGCGCAAACAAATATAATTTTATTGGTTTCAGAAAGACCCAGCGGCGTAAGCGTTTTTCCGGTTCCTGTAGGAGCAATGTAGAGCACTAATTTCGGACACTGAATTTTACAAACAGAGAAGATCTCTTTTTGATGACCGTATAGCTGCATGTCACCATACTTTAACAAACTAGAGTTGCGCTCGATGTAGTCGTATGCGTTCCTAACGATTTCTAAAAGAGTCACCTCTTTTTCAATATTTTCCAGAATTGCGTTTATTATCTGCTTAATATAGCAATTCACTTTGTCGATGTTGTTGAGCATCAAATTGACCAGCGTGTAATAGTTAAATATCCATAAATTATTATTGACAGTTTTATAATTTAGCATGTGCTCCAGATGCTTGACAAGAATAAATTCATAGATCTCGGTAGTGATTTCATTAATCGCTTCAAATCGTCCAATGCGAATTTGGTCAGCGCTCTTGAGTTTTATTAGCGCGCAAATCTTGACTTGACAAAGGAAGTTGCCGTTAACATCTTGTCTTCTTTGACTATCTTTTTCTTCATCGGATGAAGAACCGTTTGCCAGTTCTTCTTTTTTCGCGCGATATTTATTGCTGTCATTGCTGAATGTTACGTAAGTGACGTGATTTCGTTCTAATAAGGTCTTAATTCTGGCGGCAAAGTATTTATTGTAAAGAAAGTCTTCCATCTGCTGACTGTATTCTATTTTCAAAAAGTTAAAGAGCGAATTTGTCTTGTTTGTTCTAATATTAACATCTGTGTAACCAGAGGTTATTAATTTTAATATTGCTAACTCATCCTGAGATACGGGAATTTCAACCGAGTCCCATTCAGATTTAGATAATTTTTGTTGATTGAGAAGATTCATTGTTTTTAAAAGGGATTGTATTAGTTAAGTATACTATTATCTTTAAGTGGATTTAAAATTTCAATTTTTTCTAAGGGAACTACGTTCCCCTAAAAAATTGAAAAATAAAAATACTTAAGGGTAAAGGGTATAAATATATGATAATATAACTATTAAGAATAATAATGGCACAAAATATAATGGAACAAAATAACCAAAATACTGTAACTCTTGTATCATTTGACGGCGATATCGGTTCCGGTAAAAGCACGATGATGAAAAAAGCAGAGGAATATTATAAAAATAACCCGAATGTCATATTTGCCGAGGAACCTGTTAGGAAATGGAACCTAATCAAGGACAAAAATGGCACGGAAATGTTGAAGTTGTTTTATCAGGATCAAGAAAAGCACGCATTCAAGTTCCAGATTATGGCGTTTGTTTCCAGGCTTGCCGGGCTAAGAGAAATCGTCAAAGCAAATCGACATAAAAATATTGTTATTATCACTGAGCGTAGTTTGTATACCGACAAGGAAATCTTTGCGAAGATGTTATACGATCAGGGAAAAATGTCAGATGTCGAGCATCAAATCTACTTGACATTGTTTGACGAATTTGCGGCGGAATTTGAAGTAAACAAGGTCGTTTACATAAGAACGGATCCTGTCAAATGCCATGAGCGCATACATTTGAGAGCAAGAGAAGGGGAAGAGCTGATACCGTTAGCATATTTAGAAGAATGTCACAATTATCATGAGGCATTTTTAGACCAGGATCGCGGACTATTCAAGGAACAGCTTGTGCTAGACGGAAACCAAGATATTTATCAGAATCCAACATTGGCGTCAGATTGGATGCAACAGATCGACGACTTTATTCAGAGACGCACATGAATTGTCTTTAAGTAGTAAATTCAAATAAATAATTAATATCTTTTTTATTTGAATATTTATATTATACTTCTTCGGTTTCTGATCTAGAGGTTGGTTTCATTTTTAATGTTTTTGCTTTGGACACCGATTTTGCCCTAGATTTTTCTGTTGCTTTTCTTTGTTTTTCTGCGGCTTTTCTTGACCTTTCTGCCTCCTTTTCAGTCACCTTTCTTAATTTTTCTGCTTCTTTTTCAGTCGCCTTTCTTAATTTTTCTGCTTCCTTTTCAGTCGCCTTTCTTAATTTTTCTGCTTCCTTTTCAGTCGCCCTTCTTAATTTTTCTGCTTCTTTTTCTTGTTTCGATTGCCTTTCTGATTTCGGCAATATAGCTTTTTTTGCCGTCATATTTTTTCTCTTTTCCTTTTCACCCTCACTTAATTCAGAAGAAGAAGTGTCAATTTTTATTGTTTTATTAAATTTGCTATATTTCTTTGCGGCAACAGATTTTGGTCTAGATGCTGGATTTACTTCTTTTTGCATAATAGCGCTTATATTTTGTCTAAAATTTATATATTGATCTGTAACTTCTTTTTGTTGAATATAACTCATAAGTTTTTCAGAAGTAATTTCTTCATCAAAAATTTCTGAAAAATATTTTGCCATTTTATTATTTATAAGACTTGTATATCCTCTGATTACCTTTTTTAAATAATTATCATTATTTAATCGGTTTTCATTTAATATAGCATCATTAATTTGTCTGCTAGGAATTTCAGGATTTTTTAAACACATTTCAGCAAAAAACATGGACCATGCTACACAATATCCTTCTGGTTCTATTGCTTCGCGTGGAAGTGTGCTATTATCTTCAATGAATTGAACCCCATTTGATGGACATACCTCACTTGCTTTAATTAATTTAATGTCAGGTAATCCACTTTGGTTTAATTTAGCATTAATGCCGGCCACAGATAAAGATAAAAATTTATTTACAACACGGTTTACTCTCGCAGTATCTAGTCCCATGTATTGAAATCCATGAGGTTCAAAATGTTCTAGTTCTCTTGTATTACTACGATATATCAATAAATTTGCGTGCGCTATTTTTTTTAGATTTGATTCAATTTCTAAAGTTAATGGAATAATTATAAAAGGGTTATCTTTTTTAATACATTTTACCATTTGTTCTATAAAGTTTTTTCGAAGAAGATCGTTTAATTCATCGTGCTCATTCTTATAAACATGAATAATAATATCTGGTGCAACCCTTCCTCTTTCTGTTATTGTGCAAGTTGTTTTATATTTTTTAAAAAGATACAAGTAAAATAATGTTTCAAAAAAAGCATGGCCTCCAAATGTTTTTAATTTAACACGTTTATCAAAAAGTTGGTGCATTCTTTTTGCTATTTTTTTGTCATATGTTATTTTATCTGGAAGAGGTTCAGGAAATTTTAGTTCAATCTCTTCTACTGCTTTTTCAGGGCTTGTCGATTTTACCTTTATTAGGATACTTTCTGGTGTTGGAGATTTATTCTTGGGACTCGACTTCTTTGGACTAGAATTCTTCGGACTTGACTTCTTCGGACTAGAATTTTTCGGACTAGTATTCTTCGGAACCGAAGTTTTCTTCTTTTCAGAACTCTTATCACTTGATGTTGTCTTCTTTTCAGAATTTTCACTTTCACCTTCTCCTATCGGATATAAATTATTGTAAGGAGTTAACGTTCTTGTTTTAATATTTTTTCTTTTAGTTTTTTGTGATGTTCTTTTAAATGAAGAAGTAATTTGTTTTTTTATACTACTAAATAGGCCCATTTATATATTTATGTTATATTTAAAATTCTTCCTCATCGGGTATTTCTTTAAAAACAACTGTTTTAGCTTTTGTTGTTTTTGATTTTTTAGTCTTAGCTAATGCTTTCTCATCTTTTATTCGCTGTTTTTCCGCTTCTTTCTCTTCTCTTATCCGTTGTTTTTCAATGGCTTTTTCTTTTTTATCCTCTTGCATTCTGAGCTTAACCGTTTCTCTGTGAGATTTCATTATTTCTGACATTTTCTTTTTGTCAAGTAATGAAACACCGTGAGATGCTTTAGATGCAGGAGACATCTTTCTCGTGGCAGCAGCAGCAGAAGCTTTTACTTTTGCTGTCTTTCTTTTTGGCGAGACACGATCGGCACTTTTAAGCGATGAAGATGATGTTTCTGGTCTAATATTTTGAGTAAATTCTGTATATTTATATTTTATATCAGGATATTCTCTGGTTTTTGCATAAAAATTTGTCCCTGATTCTACTTCCATTATTTCTAATAATTTGTCTAAATCTTTTTGTTGTATTTTTTTTTCAAAAAGCACACGATGTATTTTTGCAGATGAAATTGGTTCATCATATACTTGAGAAAAATGTTTTTCTATCTTATTGTTTATAAAAGCAGTATAACCTCGTATTATGTTTCGTAAATAATTATTTTTATTTTCATATAATTCTGTTTTATCCATTACTGCCTCATAAACTTCTCTGCTCGACATTTCAGGATTTTTCAAGCACAACTCAGTAAAAAACATAGTCCATGCCTCACAATATCCTCCAGGTTCTATTAATGCATTTTTTGGTATTATGCTTTCTCCTTCTAGATCTTGAACCCCGCGTATAACTGGACAAACATCATGTGCTTTTACTAGTGTAATTTTTGGCAGTTTTTCTTCGCCTGCATTTAAAGTTTTATTATAGGCTTTAATATC